GTGGCGTAGTCTCGACGCTCAACCCCCCCACGGTAAAGCAACGGAGTCGCAATGAGCAGTGAAGCCCCCGATCGTGAGGCTGTGCGCGCGCACCTCATCGCCACGGGCTGCACCGGGCAGGAGGCGATCGCCGCGCTGGCCCCGGACATGCCCCCATCGGAGCACCGGCTGCGAGTGGTTCGTGCTGCGACTGCCCTGCGTCGGGCGCTGGTCGACGAGGGGCTGCTCAAGCCGTTGACGCGAGGCCGCAAGCCGGGGCAGGGCCCTGTCTTGCCGGTGGTGGAGTCGCCTGCCCCGGTGGTGCGCGCGCCCGAGGCTCGGTCTGAGGCGGTGGACCTGCTCAGCCTGAGCCCGGCGGCCGCGGCGGCGTGGACGGTGGAGCGCCTGCGCCGGACCCTTGACGAGGCCGACCCCGCCAGCAACGCCTACGTGGCGGCGGCCAAGCAGATGACCTCGGCGCTGGACAGGTTCCACGAGCTGCGCCGCGCCGAGGAGAAGCCCGCGCCCGGCCCCGCGGATCTGTCCCCGGCCGAGTGGCGCGAGCAGCTCGGAGCGTCGGCCCGCGAGCTGGTCGACGTCGACCTCGAAGTGTACGTCGCCGAGTGGCTCGGCCGGAAGCGGCTGCGGCTGATGGCCCGGTCGGATGGGACGCTGGTGCTGGAGCGCGCGTGATCGACGCCTCAGCCATCGCCGCCCGGGCCGCGGTCCACGGCCGCGCGCCCGCGCACTGGACGAGGCCGCAGCTCGACCTGTTCGACAGCCCCTACCGGCTCACGGTCTGGTGGGGTGCGAACGGCATCGGCAAGTCGGTGGCGCTGGCCGAGGTGACGCGCCGGGCGCTGGGCGGGCTCCTGCCGTGGCAGACCAGCCGGAAGCGCACGGTCATGCTGGTGGGGAACACCTACAAGCAACTGGGCGTAACCCTTGAGTACCTGTTCTCGATGGTCCCGCCGAGCTGGTTCGGGCCGCGCATCCGCTTCAACTCGGGCATGGTCCGGGGCCAGCGGATGCCGGTCTACGACGTGGTCGGCGGGCCGGGCGCTGGCAGCACTCTGGTCCTCGGGGTGTTCGACGCTGAGAACCTGGCCGGGCCGCGCGCCGAGGTCGTGGTGTCAGACGAGCCCCTGCCCGAGCCCGTCCACAACGAGCTGTGGCCCCGTCTGCTCGGGCGCGGGGGCCGGATGTACGTCGGCTTCACCCCGACCCTCGGCACCGCGGCGGACGTCCAGTACCTCTGGAAGCTCGTCGACGACCCGGCCCTGCCGCATGTCGGCGAGCTGCACACCCCGCTCACGCTCGACGCCGTGACCCCGCGCGGCGGCCTCGTCGACCTCCCCTGGCTGACGGCGCGCGACATCGCCGAGCACGAGGCTGGGCTGTCGGCGCTGGAGGCGGACATGCGGATGGGCCGCAGCCGGACCCCGCGGCGCGAGACGGCCTACTTCTCGTCGTGGGGCCCGCACTTGGTTCGCGACGAGGCCCCGCCTGTGGGCGCTGTGGTCGGCGTTGGGATCGACCACGGCCCGAAGCCCGGGACCCAGCGGGCGATCCTCGTCGCGTCTGCGCGGCGAGGTCTGCACGCGCACCTCTGGGTTCTCGACGAGTACGCGAGCACCGACCGGACGACCCCGCGGGGCGCGGCGCGGGGCGTGTTGGACATGTTGGCCCGGTCTGGCCTTGAGCCCGGCGACGTGGACCGGTGGATCGGCGACCGTGCGCACCACGGCGACCATCGAGGCGGCGCGATGAGCAACCGGGCCTTTCTTGAGGCGATGGCTTCCGAGCTGGGCATCCCGACCGAGCGACGGGGCTGGACCGAGCAGCTACCCGAGGGGCTGCGACGCATCGCGACCCCGCGCAAGTACGAGGGCTCGGTCTGGGAGGGCAGCCTGATGCTGCACCGGCTGATGGTGGACGACCCGCCGCGGCTGACGGTGTCGGCGCGCTGCTCGCTCCTGCACGCCGACCTCGCTGGGTGGCAGGGCTCGACGTCGCCCTCGGACCCGCACAAACACGGGCTCGACGGTCTGCGCTACATCGCGGTCCCGTTGCTTGAGGGCCGCGCTCGGTGATACCTTGCATGTGGGGGCGTCTATGATCTCGGTTCTCGGCTACGGCTATCAGCCCGCGGTGAAGCGCACCCCCCGCGAGGAGGCCGCGCTGCGCATCCGCATCCTGCGCGGCATGCACGTCGAGGATGTCCGAGTACGGACGCGGCAGGAGATGGGCGACCGGGCGCGCGAGCTGGGGCCGGTCGACCTGAGCATGAACCCCCTGCGGAGTTACGTCGAGCGGCGGGGCACGGCGTACCGGACACCCCCGGCCGTCTTCGGGCTGCCCGAGGAGCTGGCTGTCGCGCTCGGCGACGCGTCCGCTCGCACGACGGTCGCGCGGTACGCCAGGATCGGGGCGCGGCCGATGCCGACGCGGATGTCGGCGGTCTCGGCCGAGGCGCTTCGGTACCGGCTGGCGGCGAACTGGGCCGGAACCTTGATCGGGTGGTCGGCCGCGGGCGAGCGCCCGTTCCTTGAGGCCCTGTCCCCGGAGCACTTGACCGTCGAGTATCTCTCGGACGACCCGACGGCCCCGACGGTCATCCGGCATCGGCGGCTGCGCCGGCTCGGCCGCGATCTCGTCGAGGTCGAGGACCTCTACGACCTGTCGGACCTCGATGCGCCGGTCTTCGCGGTGCTGCGCGGCGAGCAGGACGTCACCGACGAGGCCCTCGGCGACCTTGCCCCGGACGCTCGCGCCTACCCCTGGCGGTACGCGGACGGTCGGCCGTTCCATCGGATCGTGATCTCGGGCGACCCTCGCGCGCCCTACGAGGGGATCGAGATCGTGGAGGGCACCCTGCGGACCTGCGCGCTCTACACCCACTGGGGCGCGGCGGTGCGCGATGCGGGCTGGCCTCAGCGGAACGCGATCGGCCTGGAGCTTGACGGCCTCGACACCCGGTCGGAGACGATGCAGGCTGGGATCTCGGTCGGCCCTGAGTCGGTGCTGCGCTGGCGGCACATCGACCCGGAGCGACCCGGGATGCTTCACCAGTTCGGCCCGGGCTTCGACCCCTTGCCCCTGCACACCGCGATCCGGCAGTACGCCGAGCAGCTCGTCTCGGCGATGGGGCTGCCCGTCTCGATGGCCGCGACGGGCGGCGAGCCCTCGGAGACCGAGCGGCGGGCGCTGGCCGAGGCCGTCGCGGCGACCTACCCGGACTGCCGCGCGCACGATGGCCTCGTCCTGCGGCGGGTCTCGGCGCTGATCAATCGCGAGACCGGCTCGACACTGCCCGAGCAGGCCTACCCGGTCCTCTACGGGTCCGAGGTCGAGCAGGAGTTCGAGGCCGTGGCGGCCGGCGACGGCGCAGCCGAGGACGCGCGGGCCGAGCTGGAAGGGGCCCGGTCTGCGCTGGAGGATGCCCTGGCCGGCGACGCGAGCCCGGACGTCCTGCGGGCGGCGCTCGGGGCGGTCGTCGAGGCGATGGGGATGCTCGACTGATGCCGATCCGGCCGCCGCTTGGTGTCGCCCGGGCCGCGCAGCGGGGGCTCGACGTGCGCGCGGGCAAGCCCCCGTCGCAGCGGGGCGGGACCGCGGTCGGTCTGGCCCGGGCGCGCGACCTGGCCAACCGGCGCACCCTGAGCCTCGACACGATCTTGCGGATGCTCAGGTACTTCGCGCGCCACTACGTCGATCGCGAGGGCGCGACGTGGGATGAGCAGGGCCCCGGCTGGCAAGCGTGGCAGCTCTGGGGCGGCGACCCGGGTGTGCGGTGGGCCCTGTCCGTGGCCCGGCGCGAGGCCCCGGAGTGGTACGCGCGGTTTGTCCGGTCGCCGACGGGTGGCCGGCTGCTGAGAGAGTTCACTGAGAGAGGAGGGTAGGTGACATGTCCGACGATCTGATCGAGAAGATCAAGGCGGCGCTGGGCGGTCGGCAGACGACCGAGGACGACGACGACGAGCCCAGCGGCAACAAGGTGCCGGTCGACCGGTTCCGCGCGGTCGTGCGCGAGAAGAACGAGATCAAGCGCCAGCTCGCGGACCTCGCGAGCGCGGTGGAGGCCGAGCGCAAGAGCGCGGCGAAGTCGATCGAGGAGGTCAAGGCCGCGGCGGCGCGCGAGGTTGCGAGCCTTGCGGCGCAGCATCAGGAGCACCTGGCGGCGCGTGACCTCGGCTTCGACGAAGACGGCCTCGTCGCGCTTCGGACGGCGTACCAGCGCCTGCCCGAGCAGGGACGCCCGAAGTCGGCGGTCGAGTGGTGGAAGGCCGCGACCTCCGACGAGAAGGCGCGCGAGACGCTTCCGAAGACGCTCCAGGCCTACATCCCCGCAGCGAAAGACGAGGCCCCGGCACCGAAGACCCGCTCGGCAGGTCTCGACACGGGGGCCCGGCCGGCGGGCGTGAAGACCAAGATCGAGGACGTCAACGGGGCCAAGTCGATGGCAGACCTTGCCAAGCTCCTCGGCGCACGGTAGCATCGGGGTACATTCCAGGCCGCGGGTCGCTCCGGTATCAGCGTAGGCCACCATCCGAGCTTTCTGGAGGTCTACCGTGGGCGATCCGATCCGTACTGGCACCACTCCGATGTCCGACATCCTCGTTGCGGCGATCACCCGTTCCATCGGGTTGACGCTGGGCGACCGTTCTGGCGGCGGTCTGCTCGCCAACCCCGTCCTGGCCTCGCAGTTCTTGGGCGCGACCCGTCTCGGCGCCGCCCTCGGGACTAAGATGGTCGACGTCGGCTGGGGCCTCAACAAGTTCACCGCGACCAGCCAGGGCTCTGACTTCACTGTCGAGACCCTGTCCAGCGCGGCCGCGACGGTCACCCCGGCGCGCCGCGGCATGGCGCGTCAGGTCTCCGACATGGCCCGCGCGCTCCAGTCGATGGACGAGCTGGCCTTCGTGCAGTTCGTGACCGATCAGACGATCGCTTGGCAGCAGTCGGTCGTCTCCCTGATCGCCTCCCTGTTCCCGAGCTTCTCGGCGAGCGGCGGCGTGTCCGGCGGCACCGCGACCTGGGCCTCGATCCTCTCGGCGTACCAGACCCTCGGCATCGCCAACAGCGCCGGCCCCTACGTCCTCGTCCTGCGCCCGAAGGACTGGGCGAACGTCGCCTCGGACGCCTTCGCGCTCGGTGGTCGGGTGCAGATGCAGGCCGAGACCGACGGGTACCTGAACACGGTCAACCCGGGCTTCAAGGGGCAATACCTCAACGGCAACCTCTGGGTCTACACCTCCAGCGAACTGCCGACCAGCGCAGGCGACACGGTCTGCGGCATGTTCGGCCCCGAGGCGCTCGCCTGGGACGCCTTCATGCCCGAGCCCTCGCCGGCCACGCAGGTCCTTCTCTGGACCCCGCTTTACGGCGTCGAGATCAACCGCGACTCGCTCAAGAGCGAGGATCAGGTCGTCGGCTCGACGCACCTCGGCGCGAGCATCCGGCAGAACGCGGGCGGCATCAAGCTCCTGTTCGCGACCTGATCTGATCCCACCCGGTACACGTCGAGGAGGACGTCATGCCGATCCCCGGAAAGTCCGCTACTTCCTCTGGCCCTGTCGCCGCCCCTCTGGGTACCCGTCCTGCATCGTCGCCCGTGACGGTGCTCGGCGGTCTGCCCGAGGTCGCGCGCGGGGCCGAGTATCCCCCGCTCCCCGAGACCCCGATCTTCGCCT